ATGTCGTTGTCTAGGCGCATAAGATGGGTAGCACCTGGGTATGCTTGTAAGCCCTCAGACCAGCCGATATTACAGGCTTTACCCGGATAGTAGTTGTCTGGGTTCAATATCACTTTGTCGGCTCTACCGCGCTTCTGTAAGCCCTCAAGGTACTCCCTCGTACCGTCTGTGGAGTTGTTGTCCACGATTACGAGGTAATACGGTGTGTCTATCGTGTCCCACAGGTCTCTGAGAGTCTGTTTTGTATATTTCGAACGGTTATACGTGATAAGCACTATGAGCAATTTCATAACTTCACCCCCGAATCGTCTATAATGACGTTCTTATTATTGATTGGCGTTGCCAGCCCCTGCTTGATCAGGTTGTTGGCGTGTTTCTGTGATACCGTCACTCCACCAGTCGGGGTGTCTACTGTTACGAGCATCCCTTTTGCGCCGGTTGCAAGTGGTGAACTGAATATCCGCTTGAGTTGGTAGTCTTTCTTAATCTTGTGCCATGATTCTATCTTGTGTGCGCCATCGTTTGTGCCGGACTTGCCAAGTTCTACCAGTTTGCGTTGGCCAAGCTTGCCGTATACATGAATCGGGACACCGGCTTTCAGGAGTCTGATGCCAAGCGTCACGTCATGGAGACCATAGCCACCATCAGTATTCGGTACGCCTACAAGTTTGATGGTTTTGCCGTAGTTAAGCGGTGTCCAGCGTACATCAGTGCGGAAGTATGGTGCTTTGAGCTTTTCAAACACTTCTCTTTTAACCAAAAGACACCCCGTGCCACAGAACACGACTGTTTTTGCTGGGTCGTAAAATACTGCACCCTTGCCCTCTTTAGTAACAGGGTAATCACAGGTTACGACAGGTTTATCTTCGGCAAGCATACCCCAGAACGTGCCATCGGGGATAATCATGTCATCTTCCACAAATAATAAATGGGTAATCGACCCATCTGCCAAAGCTTGGTTGGTTGGTATCTCAAAACACTCAGGGATTGGGCGTTTGTGCGAAAAGAATATCTTGTGGTTGATGTCTTTGGCGTTGCGGAGAATATCCTCTGCGCTGCGGGAGAACATAAGCCCCCTTGATGGAATGATGATAGCAACCTTACTCATCAAACAACTCCTCAATCTCGGCAATCGTATCTTTGTGGCTGTTGAAGCGATACCAGCAGTTACCTTTTCGCATTATGTACAGGAATGTATCGTCAATCTTGATGGCTTGTATCATTTCACCCTCTCAAACTGCCGTCCGTCGTTCAAAAACGGTTGATTATCTTTGTCGTAGCTAATGAACGGTGGTATCTCTGTCCAGAACTTCACGTTGCGTACTCGGTTGAGCGCACCCTTGAACGTCTCGACATTTCTTGCGTCTACCAAGCCAGACACAATATCCTTGCCGACTTCAGTTAGTTCGTTTATCTCATGCACACCGTTGTTGGTATGTTTGCGGCCAATCCCACCAGACGCGTTCAACGAGCGTATGAACCTCAAGAACGAGATACGAGAAACTACCGCCTCAAACGAGGTTGTTAAGGGTGTTAGCCAAGATTCACAGGCTACCGCTACCGAGATTAACGCACAAATTGCCGGGTCAGGACAACGCCTAGGCTTAAAGGTCACGCAAGTAGAGAACGAGGGGTTCCACCGCCTTGCAAAGATTGTCTTTGAAATGATTAAGCTCTACGTCACTGAGCCAACTATGGTGCGAATCATGGGCAAGGACGGCGCAAAGTGGGAGGAGTTTGACCCTAAAGACTTCCAAGGCGATTACGAGCCACGAGTCCAACTTGATATCACTATCGAGAACAAACGGCAGCGTGAAGCTTCAGAAGCCAAGGAGTTGCTTGCTGCATTCCTAAACGACCCAGAAATTAACCAAGTAGAACTCAAGAAAATGGTGCTATCTAAGTCATTCAACCTTGACCCTGACGAAGTGGGTATGTTGGTGCAAGAACAGCCACCAATGGAACAAATGCCTCCTGAGGGTATGCCACCAGAAATGGGCGCACTCCCACCTGAAATGGGTGCTATGCCGCCAATGCCTGAGATGCCACCTGAGATGCCTCAAGATATACCACCTGAGCTTATGGAGCCAATCGTTGACCCAGAGACCGGCATATTGATTGACCCGATAACCGGTGAACCAATCCCAGAGGAGATGATGGTATGACCCTCCAGCAACAGCGAGACGCATACAAGCAGTTCTTCCTCAAGACCGATGCAGGGCAAGAGTTTATGAAGTCGGCTTATGGCGTGATTGATGCGAACGTTGGTAAAGCGATGGACACCAACAGCCTTGACTACTTGAGCCGATCTAAAGGCAACCGAGAGATTATTGACCTGATAGATAACGTAATAAAAACGGAGGTAAAGCCTAGAGGTTAGTCGCACAACCGTAGGAGAGAGTGAGGGGTTTTATCTTAATAATTAAGAAAAGTACTCGTCTGTGTTACTCGCTCCCTCCTATGGGCATGGGACTTTAACAGAAAGGTTACACGATGGACGAAAATACCACAACCGAATCCACCGTTGAAACCGGCGGGCAAAACATCAATGGCGTTGCAATAAACGACCAGGGCATGGCTATCCCAGAACCGGAGACAACGGATACGGCTGAGGCGGTACAAGCCACCGACGAACCCTCTCAAGATGCATCACAAGACGCAGAGCCATCCAAGGATGACAACTCTACCGCTGAGTGGTTGAAGAAAAAGGGTGTAGACCCTAGTTCTCCAGAAGCTATTGAGAAAGTTGCTGAAATGGCGCGTAACGCAGAAAAGGCAATGCACTCTAAGGCACAGAAAGCTTCCGAGCTTGAAAAGGCCATAGACCAGGGTATTACCGAAGAAGCGGAAGCTATTGGCTTTACCGACAACGACAGGCTAGAAGTAGCCCGTATAAAGACGAGGCTCGGCGTGAGAGATTTCTTTGACGCAAAGCCAGAAGCCAAACAGTTTGAACAAGCTATGGTGGCAGAACTACAGCAGAAACCTCACCTTGCAGGAGACCTAGAAAGCCTCTACGCACTGGCGGTGGTTAATTCTGGTGGAGTTGATTCTGTTAGGTCACAGGGGAAGCGAGAAGCACTCGAATCCTTAGCCCAGAAACAGCAAGCAGCCGTCCCGCGAGGTAGTGCTGTTACTGCAACTTCGCAGTCTAACAAAATTACCGCGCAAAATGTCGATCAGATGGTAGCGTCTATGTCTCCTGAGGAGTACCGAAAGCGTCTACCTGAAATCAATGCTGCTATGGCTGGCTAACACTAACCATAGAAAAGGAAGCCTCACATGACAACTGGTGCATTTAACTCCGGTAACGTGAACATCGGCGCAACCGCTGGTTCAGTATTCCGCCCGAACGTATGGTCAAAAGAAGTTTTGATGTTTGCAAAAGAGAACCTGGTTCTTCTTCCACTCATCAAGCACTACGACCAAGACGTTAAGGCCGGTGGACAGACTTTGGAAATTCCAAACGTCTCTGCCATTACTGCTAACCTCAAGGCGCAGAACACTGTCGTTACCCTAAACTACAACACAGAAACTAAAACAACCATTACACTTGACCAACACTACGAATCATCGTTCTTGGTTGAGGACTTGGTTGCAACACAAAGTAACTACGCTACTCGTAGCGACTACACACAAGCAGCAGCTTACGCTATTGCTGAAAAGGTTGACTCTATCATCGCAACCGCTATGACATCTGCTTTTACCGGCTACGGTGCATACGGCACAGCTTTGAACGATAACCTTATCCTGACAGTGAACCGATACCTTAGCGAAAACAAAGCTCCACGCTCTGATCGCTCTATCGTTGTTCACCCTAAGGGTGAAGCTGAACTTCTTGCTATTGATAAGTACGTTCGTTACGACGCTCTTGGTGTCGGCGGAAGTGCTAACAGCATTAAGAACGGTAAGATTGGTGAAATCTATGGCGCAGAAGTATTCATGTCACAGAACCTTGTCTACCTAGACACAGCAACTGATGAGTACTCTAGCTTGTTCTTCCACAAGGAAGCATTTGCTATTGCCATGCAGCAGGAACCACGAACTCAGGCTCAGTACAAACAAGAACACCTGGGTTGGCTCGTTACAGTCGATGTATTATTCGGTCTGAAACAGCTCCGAAGCGGCTTTGGCTTTACGCTGAAGCACTAGGTCTCACCCTAAGCAGAGAGGGGAGCTTCGGCTCCCTTTTTTGTTGTGCTTTGTTCAATAACGTAGCTTTTATTAGTACACTTTGGTATAATCCAAGTACACACGACGAGTCTATAGGTATCACATGCCAAAGACTTACAGCCCCTTGTCAGAAGATAAAGAAATAGTAAAAGAGTTTGACCTGTCAGAGGTTCATGAACTCCCAGTAGATCGCAAGCTTGCGTTCTTGCAAGCACAACGCGAGGAATTATTAAACGGTATCTGGCGCGAGCGAGTAAACATTCTCCACGCTCTACGTCTCCAAAAAGACCCTATCGAAGCACTTGCCATGAAAGGCAACAACAACATCGTTGAACACAAGAACGCTGTTCGACAGTTTGCTGGTGGCATAAACACCGTTGATACACTTATTAAGGAACTAGAAGCCGAGGGATAACATGGACAACTACGTTGTCAAGTGGCCGCTTACAAAAGGAAAGTTCGCTACGCTAGACATTGATGACCTTAATAAGGTTGCTTGTTACAAGTGGCAGGCTAGATTCAGCAAGGGTAACTGGTATGCAATCCACAGTACACTAGAAGGTGAAGTTACTATGCATGGCTTACTGATGGGGAGCAAGGTGAACGTGATGCTGTCAATGTTCTGATTCGTGATGTCGTTCAGGAGTTCCTGTTCCTCAGAGATGAAGTCAACCTCTCCTTTGGCATAGAACAGTGACTCATCAACGTAGTCGCGTAGGCAAGAGAATGGCATGATTCCCTCTGGGTATTTGTCACCCTGCTTGCGAGCCTGTGTCTTGTAGTAGTTCTCTGCGTCCTCGATGACAACAGAGCGGTTAGCGATAGAGATAACTTTGTCGCATGTCCAGTATTCAATAACCTCAACCTGTTCATCTTCTGGGTTCGATGTGGTCGAGCCGTAGAACATGTCTTTTTCTTGCTTATCAGTGTTGTCACCTTTGACACCGGCGTTTATCTTGTCGATGTTCTGGTACTTCGGCTTCATCTGGTAGTTGCCGTCAGCGTCTTGCTTGCCCTCAAGGTCTACTACCTCAAAGCTTTTCAGCTCGTCTTTGGTTGTCAGGTAGCGTCGACCCATGTATCGGGCGTTCTCAAGCGTGGTAGCCATTGGGTCGATGAAGAAGTCTCGGATCGGCACGTTTATCATGACCGGGTGGTCTATATCCCAGTACAGGTAGATGACCGATGTACCAAGCATGAGGAATGTTCGCCCCCAGCTAATAACCTTGATGTTCCATTGGTCTTTGTCCCAGTAGTAATCAAGCAAGCCGTTTAGAATCTCAGTCTCTTGGTCAGCCTTTTCTTGTGGTGGCGTGTAGTTGAACTTAGGTTTTGCACCAAAAAGAGCCGATG